AGCCACTATATGCAACTGTTATCCTTGATCCACTAACCATACTGACATTGCTACTATAATCAGTAGTATTAAATGTCATAGCATTAGCTGTGTTGGCTGTTACCGTATGTGAAACTGTATCTTGAAACGCACCATAAGGAGTAGATGACATTGATGATAGCGATGTCCAACCATATGAAGTATAAACCCACGCACCTTCATAAGTAATGCTTGGCAAAATAGCATTAGCAAAATAGTAAATCTTGCCGACATGTGGCTTGTTTGGAAGAGCGGTCAATATACTTAAATTACCCAGATCATCAGCCTTGTAGTTGACTGATGTTAGTTGCCTTACTAAATACTCTTTAAGTTCTGGCGATGTTGTAAAAGGAGGTTGTTCCATTAGCTTCCCCCATCATAAAAACTGCCATTAGGTAATTGCAAGAATGTTCCTTGTGGCTGTGATGACTTCCAAAACTTAATTAAATCTTCAATAGGATGTTGTTTTAAATTAAATTCAGAAGGCTTAAAGCTCCAGTAAGGTGAACCCTCAGCACCGCCAGTTTTCCATTCACCTCCTTTCATATCTGGAGCAGAGTAACTACTTTGGGTTGAAAATGTTTGATGATTAGGCATCTTAAATTCATCATTTATGTGTCTGCCTCCTTGCATATACTCTAACATTGATCTATATGGAGCAGGAACACCATTCTTTTTAATATAACTATCCATGCCATAGTCAGGACTTTCTTTATTGAAGTCATCCATTTGATTAAGTAATTTATAAGCCAAGCCTTTCATGCTGTATGGACTTTCTTGTGTCGGCTTATCCATCTGACCTAGCAGTTGTGCAATCAGTGTACTATCCATTATCTAAGCCCATTCACGACATACTGGATGTCTAGCCCTGTTAAGGTGAAAGGTAACGTACCCGTTGAATAAATACGCCATGAGAGTAGCTTGCCTGTTGTCCTTATATCCACCTTACGCATGGTATTAGGGTCAAATGATACAGGTGCTTTCCAAGATATGGGTCCAGCTACAAACTGCTGAGAACCTAACTGAATCAGTACTGGATCTTGTGAAACTATATGTGGAAACACACTCTGTGTAGTTATCACCACCTCTTGGCCCTCTACTGGAAAACTTGTACGTTCTAGTAAGGTGCTTTGTGTAGTAGTCGCATCATCTAACTCTAAAGAGATAATGGCACTATTAACATTGTTAGTTGATACAATTGTTCTTGAGAAGATAGATGTTGGGTCATACGTCCAGTTCTTAGGGTTCTGATCCCAACCACCAAGAACATTGCTCCATAGAATAGGTACTTGCAAGTTAGGGCCAAACGTTATGCCAGTGGTTGTGTTTGGAATACTCCGCATTGATACCAAATCATCTTGAGCATTAATAACAAACGCTATGTTAGGTAGCGTATGACCAACTTGCGGAACACAAAACCATATCTCTTCAGTAATAGGATTAGCATAAGCAAACGAGTTCATGTAATAAATCGGGTCAATATTATTGACCAACTGAGTCTGCATCTGGTTGTGCAAAACAGAGGTAAAGCTATTGCCGTCCGTCTTTAAGATGTCACCGTCTGATAAAAAGTAATGGTATCCTTTGCTCTCAACTACGCAGTTTTTAGCCAATAGACCATAACTGGTGGTTAGTACATTTCTAGCCCATACAAATTCACCACCAACATAAGAAAGTACACTAATACCGCGCTGACTGTACAACATGAAGTTATCACGCAGAGTCATCCCATCAACTAGGTCACCCATATCACCACCCACCGAGGCAATACCAGCAATAGCAGCCAAGTCTGTTTCATCCCATGTGTAAGGAAGGCCATTAATATCGGCAGGGTGTGACCAACGATAACTGGTCGCTAAGACGGTAGAAGATTGCTGTAGGTTAAGCGCAAACAGGAAGTTCTTATGCGAACGAACAACCTTGGCACTGAGTCCACGTGCTTGCCAAGTCTGACCAACTTTAAAATTGAGAGACTGAAGTTTTTGTGCAGTTTGTTGTGGCGACCAGTAAGCAGGGTAATCTTGGACATTATTAACAATGGGTATATTGCCTAGCAAGCACCCTGTCCATAGCAGTTCACCTCCTGCGCTGATGCCTGTATAAGCCCCTACTTGAGATACGTCAGTCCAAGAGGTTCCGTTATATACCCAAGCTGCACTCTGACCAAGAAGCAGATAGAAGTTACCACTATCGCCCAGCACTGGCATGATAAGTCCAGCCTTGAAGTTGGCACTGGGAGTCGCTAACGTATAGCTCATATTGGAGGCTTTGATCTTACCATTGAACAACGTATAGTTAGTACCGTAAGTTAAGGTATTAGCTGGTAGGTCACATGGCTCTAAGTCAAAGTTTATATTCTGAACGCCAAGACTATTGAGCTTTAATACTGTCATTAGGATTACTCCAGTGCAGGTAGTTGAACTGCTTTAAGTTCATCAAGCGTAGTCAAGCTGTCAACCTGTTGAGTAGCATCTCGTAGCACTTGTTTCTTAACTTCAATATCCGCTAAAGCTACAGGGTCAGTTAGGTTTCTAAGTTGAGCTATGTCTAATGCTTGAAGCAATGGTGTACGTTCAGTACGAAGACGATCTTTAGTAATTTCTTGTGCTTTGGTGAAGTTAATTATAATCACGCTGTATACTCCCATGCATTACGAAAAGTACGATCTGATGGAATAGTATTAGTATCAACAATCTCATACTCAACACCTTTAGGTATTTCTTTGGCAGCAAGTTCTTCAATCGTGTGGTCTTGTAGGTATTCTGGTGCTGGTATGATTACGGCAACACCGCCATCTTCTGTTTTGTATATGATTCTTTGCATTTTGGTGTGTCCTTGTTATCTGAATATTGAAGCACAAAATGTGTCTGCGTCTGCCGTACCACCCTGACCTGTACTGTCAAACAACCCAACTCGAATAGCAGCCGCAGTATATCCAGTACCTGAGCCGTTAATCAAAGCACGATAGTTATAATCAGTCAAACTGCTTGCGTTTCTGGCGGCTGCCACTACAACATTATAATTAGCATCAGGCATCGCAGTCGTAAAGTTGACCGTATAATCACCAGTTCCATTATCAGTAATATAACTTACGTTCCCACTTGCACGGATAGCTACAGTACCAGTACCGTTGAAGTTGACCCATGCCCTGCACATATAGAGTGGAGCTGTACCAGATATGGTGGGGACTTGAGCTGAGTTGATGGTTGGTGTAGTTAGCGTTGCTGATGTTAGCGTAGGAGTAGTTAAAGTGGGACTGGTTGCAAATACGTTAGCACCTGTGCCTGTTTCATCAGTAAGAGCAGTTGCTAGTTGAGCTGAAGTAAAAGATCCTAAAGATGCAGCATTACCAACCGAAGTTATCGCGCCTGTTAAATTAGCGTTAGTTACTACTGTAGTTACATTGCCTACAGAAGTTACAGCTCCTGTAAGATTAGCGTTAGAGGCAACATTATTTATCTGCGTCTGTATGTTACTAGTTACGCCATGTACATAATTAAGTTCTGCCTCTGTAGCAGTTATCGCTGTTGCGTACCCTAGCCCACCAGAGCCTGGGAACTGCGCTTGCAGGACTGACTTAATCAAACGTAAGTGATCATCACCCTGATTGACTGGATCAGAACTGGTTGGGTTTGATGTAATAAAACTTGAGATCGTTGAGCCTGTTTCTAAACCCATAGTAGTTATCCTGCAAAAGTGGTAAGTGAAGTGCCTGACCAAGTGGACTTAGCATCGTTTAAAGTGATTTCTGACATCGCCTGTTGAAAGCGTACATCCCATAATTGTGTTGCTTCTGCATCTTTAACAAAACTGTTAATCTCAACAAGTACACCAAAGACATAAGCATCTGGATTAGAATCTGATAACCAGTTAGTTGTAATAGATGATGACAAGGGAGGTAGTGTTTGGAAGTAGTCGATCTCAAGACTATGCGTATTGTCATAGAGCGGCTGTACTTGGATAGCACCAGATATAACGGTGTAGCAGGGAAACTGTGTCTCACCATTATTAACTAGGTTTGCCATCTGCTCTGGGTTGACTTGTAGCAAGGTCACTCGACTTGCTGAGTTGGTATTGTCAATGACCTTGATAGCTCTCATAACCGAGTAGTTAGTTGGTAGGGTATAAAACTCAGTAGTAGAGTCCATCACCGTCTTAACCCGACTAGACATGTCTAACGTCATCAATGTGCGGTTGATACGTGACTCTGCGACCCTTAGAAAAGAATCAACTCGACTAGTTACCTCCGAATCTTGCCTGTCCGCGTACCCCAATGCTAAGTCTACAATTTGTGCATAATTCATATTAATTCCAGGTGGTCGATGGTGGTATTTCGTCTGTCCATGACGATTCTGTGTTCGGTTCGTTTACCCAAGTATTTATTGCTGTTACCTCTAACGCCCAAACTGATTCAGTCACAGACTGTGTCGTCCAAGTATCAGAGGGATTAAACTCTACCTCCCAGTTACCTATAAATAGACTACTAATTGAACTAAAGCCAACATAGGTGTATGTGCCATTAGCCGCCACTAAATATTTAGACCTTAGTAAACTGGCAGATTGACCGCTATAAGTGTAAGTACCGTTCCCTGCACTGATAACCTTGCTTCTTAGTAATGTACTACTTATACCACTATAGCTATATGCACCGTTATTAGCATACTGGATACGGTTATTTAGTACACCCGATAAAGATGAAAATGGTGTTTCTGAAAAGGCAGATATACCAAACATCAGCTTTTATTGCCTTCCGCTATCCAATTATTTGTTGCTTCATCCCATCGATATTTATTGTCATCTACAGGCATAGCAACTGGAGCATCCCAAGACCAAGTATCTTTATTTAGTACCCAAGAGGCAAATGGTTGCGGTGCATAGAATACATCTTCTACTTGGTCATAGGTAAACCCTATTCCAGCATAATTGCCTCGCAGCGGTGTTCCACCTTTAGTGTGGCTCTGCGCTATTGTGTTATAACTAGTTTGTACCCATTGCCCAGGAGTAGAGTCTACAAAGGTGTCAAAGAACTCTTGTTCGGCAACAATGACCTGTACTACTTTACCGTCACATACTTTAGCAAAATGACTCATGCTGTATAACTCCCTGATGCTGTAAATTTAATAATTGTGTTAGTGCCTGAAGTGGTTATAGTTGGTGAGCCTGTTGTAGTGCCAGTATAATTACTAGTTGGCACACTTAATATAACTACGCCTGAGCCACCAGTACCTCCTAATCCACTACTACTACCACCGCCACCACCACCGCCACCAGTATTGACACTACCAGCATTGCCATTACCAGCGCCTCCCTTACCATTACCGCCACCATCTGTACCACTAGCGCCCGTAACACCCCCAGCGCCACCACCGCCTCCAGCATAAGCCACTGAACTACCTGTAATTGATGATGAAGTTCCTGCACCGCCAGCACCGCCAGTACTTCCCGACCTATTTCCACCAACAGCAGAAGAACCACCGCCTCCACCGCTTCCATGGTTAGTGCCACCGCTATCGCCTCCAGTACCACCAGCAAACCCTTGTCCAGTTGTTCCTGCTCCACCCACACTAAATGGGCCTCCACCGCCACCAGAACCGCCAGCATTACCAGCTACAGTACCGCCACCAGTACCGCCTATTCCTCCACCTCCACCAACTGTAGATAGCGAAACCGCCATTCCTATTAGTGATGAAGTTGAACCATTCGTTGCGGCTGTTTGATTTGCTGTTGTTCCTGCGCCCCCTGCTCCAATTGAAACTGTATAAAGTTGGCCAATACTTAATATAGTAGAGGATGTTACTAAGCCTCCTGCTCCACCGCCACCGCCACTATTACCGCCTCCTCCACCACCGCCAGCAGCTATTAAATAAGATACTGTATATCCAACGCTACTTTGTACAGCTATCCATGAAGTGCCGTTATAAGTTTCTATACCTAACAGAGTAGAGTTATAGCGAGTCATACCAGCAACAGGGCTAACAGGTCTTTGTGCGGATGTTCCAGAAGGCAGTTTTATTGCTCCCGTTCCGCCCACATCCAACAGACATGTAGGGCTAGCAGTTCCAATCCCCACGTTGCCTGAAGCATCTTTATAGACTTGACCTGAGCCTATGTTCAGTATGCCTGTAGAGCCTGTGAGTGTGCCTGTGTAGGTTGGGTTTAATAAAGAGGCATTGTCAGAAAACACCGCTGACCCAGTACCAGTTTCATCAGTCAGAGCAGTTGCTAATTGTAAGGAAGTAAAAGACCCTAAAGATGCGGCGTTACCTACAGACGTTACCATGCCTGTTAGATTAGCATTAGTAACAACCGTAGCGGCATTACCTACGGAAGTAACCCCTCCTGTAAGATTGGCGTTAGTAGTAACATTACCAGCGGTTAATCCAGAAGCAGTACCTGTAATATTAGTACCAACAAGTGCAACGGGTGTTCCTAAGCCTATAGCATTACCAGAGTCATCTAACCAAACACCTTTTTCAGATGGATACGTTACAAATACGTCTTTAGTCCCTGCTGAAAAGTTAACCAAAGCACCTGCGTTAGATGATGATAAGACAGTAGTACGAGCAAGTGTAGTTCCGCTTAAAGTATAAGTACCTAAGCCAACTTCCCAGTTAGCACCGCCTTGGTCAGCTATACAGTAATAAGTAGTGTTCCCGTTACCAATAACCGCAAAGGACTGATAGCCTAATGCTGCGCCCAATAGAGTTGCAGTTCCTGTTCCTACTATAGTAGTTGTTTCTTTTACTCTATCATTAAGTGCAAGAGCCATATTTGTTCCTTAACTTACTTGAAATACGCCATTAGTTGCATCAAGTACAACCTGCACTGTTTCACCAGCAGTAACAACCTGACTTGATCCATAATCCCATGATCCTATTGGTACATTAAGAGTTGAGTTATAAAGAATTGCATATCGATAGGTAAATCCAACACCTGTTGCTATCCATGTTGCTGGACTTGCTAATACAAGTTTGAACAATCCAGCCGTCTGAGATGCTGATGTTGTTGTGCAAGTATTACCACCAGCTGTATAGCCTCCAGTAGTAGCTAAGTCTGTTGTTCCTGCTACAAAAGTAGTATCAGCAAGGTTAATGGTATTTGATAGCGCAACCTTCCAAACATCCGTTCCAGAATTTGTACTTTCAAGCAATGACTCAACGCCAGCTGTGTATTTTGTATAGACAGATGTAGCCATTGCTATTTTCCTATTTTATCAGTAAAAAACATGCCTTGCGAACCTGCCAATGCCATCACTAATGATGTTACAGCTTGTGATTGTTCAGGTGATATATTATATATTCCAAACGCACCAAGACACCATATTAATCCTCTAATAGTGCTACCTTCACGCAATAGTTCTTTTAAATATTCTTTCATGAATCACCTGTTATTTGATTAATAAGTCAGCTTCTAACTGTCTTCTTGTAACTAAACCTTTAAGCACATTTCCATTGCTCTTATTCCATTTTTTAATTTCTGTTGATGCAGAAACCCAGTCGCCCTTATCAACTCTTAACTTTAATGTTGATTTGTTATAATTTGTTATGCCTAAGTTATAAACAAAATCTGCTATTGCAGCTTGTTTCTCCATGTTAGCAGTTGCTAGTATTGGTGAAGACTTAATCGCCTCATTAAAAGCCTGTAATGCGGTTTTAATTATATCTTCATCAGCTTGTTGCTGTGTCCATGTCATTCCTTCTTTGATTCCTTTTGTCTGACCATATCCTATAGTCCATATTCCTGCTGGGCATTTATAAGATTTTAATTTGCAACCTTCACTATCTTTAATTAGCTTGATTAATATCTCTAATGCACTCATTAATTCTTGCTCGTTAAATATACAATAAAAGCAAAAATAGCTGAAACACTAAACACTACTCCGCCAAAAAATCCTTTATTATTATGAGTAGTTTTTTGAAGTTCATCTAATATTAAAAATATTCTATCAGATCGTCTACGTGATTCCTCACGGTCATGATGTATGTCATTAAGCAATGCTTCTATTTGCTGTTCTACTTTAGCTACTCTGCAATTAATGTCAGGCATATAAGCACTCATGAAGTTAATGTAATATTAACGATAGTACCAGGTGATACATTAGTGTATGCAGCTACACTTTGAGCTGTTACTAATCCTGTTGTTAATGTAACTGTTCCTAGTTCCAAGCTAGCAGATACCAAAGCATTGGTAGCTTGAGCTAATGTCATGCCAATTAATGTTGGTGTAACTATTTGAGGCTTTCCCAATCCTTTTAAGCTTAATCTTCCTTCATCTGGATTTTTACTTCCTATCCATACGTTTCTTGCAAAATCAAGGAACTTAGCCATCAGTGCTTACCTTGAACTAGGCACATCTTCCCTTCTGTTGACTTTAGAAATCTGTTCATCTCTTGACCTGCAATTTGGCTGTCTGGACTGTTAAGATCGTATCCATCTCTTAGTGCTT